GCTGAATCTCTCACCGCCGTCTCCTATGTGCAAAGCCTCGCCCTCGTCAAATTGAGAGAACTTGTTACCTGTTTGCACAACACCCATTAAGGTAGAGACAGACTTAACACCTTCTACCCAGCTGTTATTCCCATCATAAGCCCCAGTGGTAATGGAGTACCTAGTAATTCTGGTCATCATACGGGCATCAAATGCTCTTCCCATTTGCATGGCCATTAAGTGTGCCTCATGCCAGTCAGACAAATCTTTCTTATCTGGATGTATCGCTTACCATAGGAAGTGCTCTGTAACTCATTGTAGTTAGGTTCAACATCACCTATAGCAACTTCAGTAATTACATCATCAACCTCCCGCTTACGCAATGGAGCTACTGCACCTGAGTCACCTGCAAATTGAAACTCACTTACTGTTAATAAGTGGGCAGCGTAATAAGATTGGGCCATGTCATACATGTCCAGCCACTTACCTTTAGAAGACATAAACGTGGCAGTATCAGCTAAGAATAAGTCTATTCGTACATCTTCTACACCAATAAACTCAGGGAAGCGAGATTTAAATTCTAGGCTTGTTGCCATGTTACACTCCTATTTAGTTGATACAGGTTTCTTCTTACTAGCTACTAGTGCTTCGGCCTTAGCTAGCTCTTTTGCATCTGACATTTCTTGCTCAGCTTTTGTTAGCTTAGGTGCTTCGGTAACTACTAAGATGCCAGACTTTAGCTGGGCAGCAAAGTTATGTTCTTGTGCTTTCCATGTTTCATCATCAAGAGTCAAAGTAGACTCACCAATAATGGTAATGTACTTAGTAGGTGCATCAGCCTTTAGCTTACTACACATGATTGATTGATTGCTTGGAGATACGTTTTTAATTTTCATAGCTTTAGATTCTCTTCTCTAGTATTTATTGACTGCACCAGATTTTTGATGCGTTCATCTTGTACGGCAACCCTGACAATTACACTTTGGTACACTATGTCAAGTTTATCAAGAGCAATTAATACTCTTTTATTTGTGTCTGCCAGCATGGGTATCTGGCTCTCAAGTCCTGACAGCCTTAAAATTGTAGACTGTAAGGCCGTAGACTCAGCCAACAACCTAGCATTGAACTCATTCAGTGTCAGGTCTTGTACTATGTTTGCCTTGCTGTTTGCATCAACCTTAGCATAGAAAGCACCATAAGCACTTCCTGCTGTTAAGAGAACAACCAGAAGGCCAACAGCATTTTCTTTGATCCAGTGCATGTTGGCCCCTTACTTTAGACTCCGTAGAAGTGCTGGAATGCCGCTGGTCGTATCATTTCTACACCTGCAAAGCGACCATAGCAGTTTATTTCAAACTCCAATCCTTTGTACTGAACAGGTAAGTGCATGTACGGGAATGGCTCACGAATACGTGCATTGTCTGCACCAGTAGTCATAACGGTAAAGCCAGCACCCTTGCCGCCAAGAGGATCGAATGTACCGCCAGCTTGGTCATAGATACCTTCTAGCTCATTGATATCGACAAACTGGTCAGCACTCTTGATGTACTTGTTGTTAGCTAAGAACCAATTCATAATAGAAACATCAGAGTTGATTGAGCGAGGAGTGTTCTCTAAGTATAGCTTCTTCTCAACAGAGATTAAGATACGGTCTGCTCGGAACAACTTCTTAGTATCTGTGTATATCTTTGCACATGCATCTGTAAGATCTTTGATAACTTCATCAGGAGTCTTATCGACACCCCATGCACGAGAGTTACCACCACCAGAAGCCTGAGCTACCTGAGTTTTAGCTACTGTCAATGCAGGTGCACCTGCTGGTCCAGCAAAGAAGCCTTCCAAGTTATTTTCTTCACTACCGAATAAGATGATCTGATTGACCTTCTCTTCATAAGAACGACGACCAGCTTCAGCTTTACGAGCTTCCAAAGGCAAGCCAGTTAGTTTAGCAGCTGCTAGTTCCTGACGTGAGTAGCCAAAAGCGTTACCCAAAGTACGAACAGTGATGCTGTACTCTTTACCAGAAATATCAGAACGAGGAAGGTCAGTTGCCTTACCAGCAATGATAGCTGTCTCACCACGCTTGTCGTAAGAGCGGTAAGTGATAGTATTAACACCTTCACCACCTTCAGTGTTTAGTGCAAAGATATTACGACCCATTAAGTCTGGGTATAGAACATCAAAAGACTGAGCTTGAATATATTCAAGTTGACGTTGGAAGAATACACCTTCATCATCATTTAGAAAGGCACCGATTCTAATGCCATTCTCAATAGCATCAGAGATAACGAAGTCTACTTTAGCTTCGTTAGTTAGCTCAACTCGGGTTACTTCGTCTAGGGCAAATACTTGTACTGTTTTCATTTATAAAATTCCTTAATTCTTAAAAGATGTAAGTAGTGCTTAAGCTACAATAGAGATGCGCACTTTGATAATGTCATCAGAAACGCCAGAATCTTCAGCAACTACGTTAAGTGTCTCAACGATAGTAGTAGTAGAAGCAGCTGCACTAGTAAACATACCAGTAGCTGTGACAACGTTAAGTACTTCGCCAGCAGCTACAGCAGCAGACCCAGAATCTAATTGAATGTATAAGTAGCCATCACGAATCAAAGATACAGATTCAGTAGCGTAGTAGTAAGTACTGACACCATCTGAAGGACGTGTACCAGATTCATGGTTGTACTCTCGCTGAGAGATAGCAAAGATATTAATGGCAGTGCCAGCAGTACCAGCAGCAGATAGGCTAACGCCACGCTCTACGGTAGCAGCATCACGGGACATAGCCTTACCGAAGCCAGCTTGTGCAGAAGTTAGTACGCCAGTTTGGACAACGCGAGGGCCAGAGTCAACTAGCTCACCAGCGTAACCTTTGGCTGTGTAAACGTTAAATGCTTGGATAGTCATAGTATGTTATTCCTTATTTATTTACTTTGGGCTGATTGACGTGCAACCATTTTATTACGAGCTTCGGCTACTGCATCAACAGGCTTAGCATCAATTGTTATGTGAGTATCTTGTGTCTTGATTAACTTACCCATAGGTGTTTCACCACTCTCAAGGGCATCAGCAATCAATTCAAACATAGCCTCCACGAAACTTTCTTTCTTAGTAGAGAAGTCTTTATCAGGATACTGGTCAGTAACAACTAGCAGACGAATCTCGGCAGTAGTCTTACCACCAATGTCAGCAAGTCTAAAGTCAGAGATCAAGCGAGCTTGCTCAATAACTTCACATCGTTCAGTAACATCTTCTTGTCCAGCAGCAATAGCGTCAGCTAACTCTACCTTATCTTTCTCTACTTGTAACTCTAATGCATCTACTTTAGTGTTGGCTGCATCTAGTAGTTCCTTAGAGGCCTCTACCTTAACTAGTGCATCAGCTAATGCCACTTGAGCACACTCTAGCGCATCACCTACTAATACTTCAGCTTCATCAGATATACGGCAACTTGATCCTGCGCGGCCTGCTGTTACTATAGCAATATGGTTAGCACGTATATTACGTTGGAAGTACTTACCATCTACTTCTTCAATGTCACAAGTGTACCCAGCGGATAGCTCCTGTGCTTCATCAAGACAAGTAATAGCTTCTTTGGTAGTAAGAATGAGGGTACCACCTAAGGTGTCTTCATCACGAACTGGCATTCCTTCTAGCATACCTACTTGAAGCTCTTTAGCATTATCTACAGTAATAGCAATGGCTGTACCTTTGTCATCTTTAGGATGCCCAATAGTAACAGGTGCACTACGGAATGAGTCTAAGGAGTCTGTATTAAATACATCTGCTTCGTCACGCCATACTGTAACAACTTTGTCTGGGGATACATCTGCTAGGCCTAACTGCTTAGCTGTGTACAATTGTGAGCCTGTACGAGCAAACTTACAAGGTACATGCATTTGTCCTGCATCTGTAAGAGTCCTCTTAGTAGGCACACTAATTCGGTCTGTAAATGATACACCAGTTAATAGTGCTTCATCGACCATAAGTAAATTAGTCTTAATAACTTTATTCACTTTTAGCTCCTTGGTTAATGTTCTTGTTAGGGTCTTCACCGACTTGTGCATATTTAGAGATAGCACCAGTCTTCTGTAACTCTTTTAATCCTGACTCTCTGGACACAATACCCGCCTCTACAAGTCCTTGCATGCTTTCACGTTCTGTCTTGATACGTTCAGCTTTCTGGCCAGCAGATTCAGGAAAGATGCAAGCCCACTCATACTTAAACTCTTCTTCACCTAATCCAAAGTGAGCAGCCAATAGTTGGTCTACTACCTTAAGTCTAGGCACAAAGATATCTTTATGAAGTCCTTGAAGAGTCTCTATATAGTTAACTAAATCAGATTCTCCAGTAGCATTCATGCCATCTGGGGAAGCCGAGAGAAATCTTGTAGCAGGTATAGAAACTGAAGCTGCGACAATCTTTAAGTATTCCCATATTAAGTCCTTAACTCCTGAGAGCTGGATCTTCTTCTGGTCGTACTCTTCATTCTGATCCAGTATTGATACTCCAAACACACCTTTTATAGTCTTCCAGTTAGTGAATCGGCTTACCATAGCGGCAGTACCAGCATCACTTTCTAGTATAGATTGTAGGTCTGGGATCCTTATTACATCAGTGTTTGCTTCTTGTACCATCTGTGCAGCAGCAGCGCTAGCTACATGGAAGTTATCCATCTGCCGCATCAAAGGTATAAGTATGCTATCACTGTACCATAGGTTACGTTGCCGTTCGTAGATAGGAAGTTCAGTTCCTTCAAAACGAATCAGCCTGTCCTTATGTATAGGTGATGTTGTATTTACAAATTGGTAGTGATCTGGCATACCAAAGGTAACGCTCATTGGCTTCTGGTCGATCTCACCCAAAGTTACTATACGAGTCCTATCAACTACGTGCATAGACCGTAAGCAACCTGGCTTCAACCGTTTCCAGTTGACAGGCTTATCGGTGGTTCGACCATCATCAATATCTAATACTATAAAGCTTGTGCCATATAGCCTAGCCCACTGGTATGCCTCACGAAAGAGTTTATCAACTTCAAAAGCTTTGTCGGCTTCTGTGGCTTGCTCTGAATCGAACTTACGCCACTCTCTTGTCATATCCTGTGGTACTATCTTACACACCTTCTGGCTCAACCAATCTTCTCGAAAGCGTACAGAAAGTGTTACATGATCGTAGTTAGCACCAGAGTGGTTCCACTGTGCGTAGCTGGACTTATCTTGTGCACCACCTAGACCTGTGGCAAGATTAGATAGGCCATCTTGTAGTGCGGCCATTGTTACTTGGTTTGAGATCACTATGTCGGACTTGCTTAAGTCAGTTTCCATAGTTACTCCTTATTTAATAGTAATCATACAATACACTGAGAGGATATACTTAGTAGTATATTGCTCTCTCTGTTAAATTTGGTCACTAAGTTCTCTATTTGTATGCAGATGGTGTAGTTTCCTACATCCAACAGGGAAGTCTGATCTGGCAGTAACCTAAATGGGAAGACTCCTAATGCTTCACTTATGGGGTAGATTGATTGAACCTCTGCCCCTTCGGTGTCAATGATTACATACTTACAAGTATAGTCAGTGAGGTCTTGTATTTCGTTATTAATACTTACTTTGAAGTTAACAACGTCTGAACTCTCACCCTTCTTTAATACCATGCTAGTCATGTTTGTTCCTTATTTAACTTGCTCCACTAACACATTAATTAGTAGCTCGGATGTTCCTTCACTTACAGTGCTACTGCTATCTAGTACGTCAATAACTAACTCTTCTGTAAATACTTCTGACAATACTTCCGCAGTATCTTCAGTAACAAGTATATGAGAATCTCCCACCACAGTTACAAATAGTAAGTTATTAATCAAACCCCAAGCATCTAAGCTATCAGTACTAGGATAGCTAATTGCCAATTCCTCCCAAGCATCCATTACCTAGTATACCTCCACACATTATCTGCTGTTAGTTTGTTATCAACTATAGAAGATATAATGGTGTTGACATTTACAGTGTCACTATTGGTAGTAGGTAAGAGGGAGACTGCATTGGCTAGTTCACTTATGCCCACACTTGAGTTAAATGTAGGTATGTTATCTAAAGTAACAGTCAGGCTACTTAATGTATCTTCTCTAGCTATTACAGTAGAGGCTTCAATCTCTCCTAGTGAGATATTGTTTAGGCTGCTTATGGCTGACAGTACAGGAGCAATATCAGCTACACTATTAGATGTAGGTATAGCATCTACCTTAGCCTCTTGGGATTGAGTAAGCCCAGTAGAATAATGCCTGACTACACCATCAAATACATCAAACTCTTGGGCTATGTTTTGTACGCTATCTACTCCACTATAGTGTAAGTATGCATAGTATCTCCCATCAAATCCTGATAGATCAAGTGAGGTTTCGTACACACCTTCAAAGTTATTAAGGTCTAGTCTAGTTAAGCTTTTGTCCTTAACGATCCAACCACTTTGCTTAAACTCATTACTACTCCAATCATATGAATAATTATCTGATAACCTACGAAGGGCTATAGTAGGCAAAGGGTTGGCATTAAGGACAGGTGCATTTTCTATATCTAATAGTAACCAACTAAAATTTTCAATTGCCATAGTATTATCCTATAGTTAGAAAGGGTAGTAAGTGATCTGAATTTGTGCGGCTGCCGTAGCTGCTATTGACATAACATCATAAGTCATATCAGTGTAAGCACCTACAGCTGATATTGGACCAGAAGATAGCGAAGTTCCAGGAACCTCATACACATTTGGTCCTTGTCCAGCATTAGCACCAACTAATGCTACATGAAGGGTAGTTGCTACAATACTCTTCATAACAATTGTTAAAAGAATAATGTTGCCGCTGACTCCTGCGCTTTGGTAAGTGTTAGTGGAACCATCAGGTGTTGGACCTAACTTGGTTTGCGCACCAGCGTTCAATATGGCCATAGCACCAGAATTTCCAGACATTGTAGTGATCAATGCTGTTGAACCAAAGATTGCGTCTCTTGCTGATGCATTAGCTAGTAGTAGTGGGAACGCTGTAGAATTTGCAATCAACTCGCCCATTACGCTTTCATTACCTGCAACAACACTCATAGCGGCAGGGTTAGCTAACACAGCACCTAAGTGTGGGCTAGCAATCAAAGCAGCCTTAGCAGTAGGTTCAGTAAGTATAGCAACCATGCTAGCTTCGTTACCGGAAACTACAGCCATTGCATCACTACTACTTATAACATCAGCCGAAGTTATTAGAGAAGGGCTTAGGTCATTAATATTAACCAATATGTCTCTAAGATTGGCAGCCAATGTACTTGAAGGTGAAACACCGTCTGGGCCAGTAACAACTGCCGCCCAAGTAGTAGGGTAAGAAGAAATTATCTTAACCGCTGAAGGAGTACCTACTACGATACCCCTTGCTTCATCATTTACTTCTGCTAACGCAACTGCGCTTTGTGATATTAGATGCATAGACAAGTCACTGTTAGCTACAGTATGCATAGCAAATGTGTCAGAAGCTATGTTACTCATAGCTGTGGCATCTTCTGTTATCAAAGCCATAGTTGGAGCACTAGCTACAGCTGCCTTAATAGCGCCTTCAAATGTTGAAATAGCTGCTGCAGCTTGAGTGTTATCTACAAACAAAGCCATTGATGCGTGCGTACCTTGAGGTATCTCACACATTAAATGTAGTATAGAAAGTATGTTAGTCTCGTAGTACTGGCTAGCTATGAACTCGGACCAAGATGTATCATTACCTTCTATTACATCTAAAGTAGACTTAGAAGCCGATACCATAGACATTGCAGTAGGTGATTTTACCATGTACTGAATTGCTACTTTAGAGTCAGGGTTAGCCAATCCAAACGTAGCTTCAGTAGCAGTAGGTGACGTAATTAACGCATCCATAGTTACTGTTGAGTTTGCCATTCGTCTGACTTGCTCTCGCATACCCAGCAACGTACTTAAGTCTGACACCCTGCCTGCATCAGCTAGTAGTGCTTCGAGTGCAGCACCATTTGTTATTCCTGCTTCTACTGATTGTAATAGCCTAACGGCTCTTAGCATAGGCATTAAATTAATCCTTTCGTTGTTAGGTAGGTAGAAAAACGAAGTTCTTCGTCTTCATCTAATTCGTTTCTAAATGATTTTTCAACCATAGCATGAGCTTGAATTAAGTCATATGCGGGTAGTGTTAATAACCACTGACCTACAAATCCTACTGTGTCAGTGTTAAAACAGGTTTCATCATCTTCAGGCTCTGATTGTGTGGCAGTCCAGTTAAGCCTACCAATACCTTCTACAGTCACCATGTTACCAATGATAGGTGTTAAGTTCTTAACATCACCCCTATTTTCGTAACTAAAGTCTCCTATAAAAGAGCCAACGTTATCCAATGCAAATTGCAGTCCTGTAATTTCAGATATAGCGTGTTCTGCTGGGTGGGTGTAAACAGTGTCTATAAAAACCGCACCCGCAGGTACATTGGTAAGCACCTGAGCATTTGTTACTTTGTCATCCAGTAAAGCCTGTAGCCCTGCTATTTCAGAGATAATATGCTGTGCTGGATGTATATATGGTACTAGCGTGTCCGTGAACAATGCACCATAAGGAACATCAGTAAGTACCCGTGAAGCGTCTACCTTGCTTGCTATAGAAGCACTGCTTGAGTTTACTGTGGTTTCTAGTGCATCGACTCGGGTAACAACTGTTTGCGTTAAAGTACCAACATTATCTATCAATACTTGTACTTGTGCTGTTGTCGTCATTACGTGCCCCTACCTACGATTGTAGTTGAAAGCTTAACAAAGCTAGAAGCTACAGTAAGTATAGGTTCAAGTACTGCTGCTGCAATACGATCATCCAAACCATTCTGTAGCGCTGTGCTAGAATCAATTAAGCCTGTGGATTGTGTAGACAGGTTATCAACTGCTGCCTCTAGCGCTACGAGATCTGTCATCGCGTTAGCCTCTCTGTCATTATTCGTTGTGTCTTAATAAGGTTAGCTGCAGCGGTGATAGCCTTATCAGTACGAGGTACTTGAAGGAGTATATCACCGCTGCCCGTAATCTTACTGCCATTTATAGTCTTTATAGGAGTTGATCTTAGGGATTCAAATTGCATAATATACCCTTAACCTAATCCAAACTTCTGTGCTACTTAGATCTAAAGCCATTTGGCTTCTCTATGTGAAGTCCAGCCTTGGTAGTTATTTCTAGTGTAATGGATGGGCTTCCCTCTAGTACTTTAACACTAGCTATCAAGCTGCCATCCTCGTCTCTTATTTCTAGTGAGCTATTACTTTCACTCTTTCCACTTAATCGAGTCTTCAAACTCATATGTTTCTCCTTACGACCAGTCTTCATAGTTCATACTTCCACCTGCAAACGCAATGTTGCAAGCATCAGATACATTATCTGCAAAGTCATCGTGACCTGTAGCAGACCCTAGTGAAGATTGACCTAGCAATTCCCTAACTATGTACGCATAGTGTTCATGGTCTGAAGGTAGTAGTATCCTTCCCTCTTCAAAGTAGGGTATTGTTACCAAGAACCTAGAAAACTTATCATTGCCAGAAGTTCCATCTCTAGGTACTGGCTTGACGTTCACTGTCCCATCCTTTAGGAATTGCTGGTTTAGGAATAGTCCACTTGACTTGTTTTCCATATAGAAACCTCTAGGCCTCAAGTTGGAATACGACTTGTCGTAGTTCATGCACTTCTTCCAAAAGTCTCTCATTGCTACTATGAGCTCTGGAGTCTCCCACTTATCTAGTACTACATCTAATAGCAGGAGTTGGCCTCTTCTATTTAAGCCCCACAAACATGCTACTGTATAATCAGAGTATGTCTTGGTAGTGGATGCAGTATCAGCAGTAACAAAGGTGTACCTAATTGATCTTGGATCTAAGTTAACATTATTATAGTCACCAATCATGCCTATCTTTAGTGCAGCTTTACCCTTACCTACAGGCTGTCCCATATACTGTGAGTAGAATGTATAAGCATCCTTAGTACATAAGCCTAGTAATGTTTCAACAGTCTTACGTATAGCCCAAAAGCTTGAGACAAGTTGTAGATTGCCTTCAAACATTTGTTCTTTGTACTCTCTATGCTCACCAGCAGGTAGGTTGTATAAGATAGGTTCTACATGAGTGTATCCATATAGATCAATCTGCTTCTGATACCAATCAGTCGAGCCAGTTTCTGGGGTTATTATTCCAGGAATATTCAGCCACTTGTAAGTATCATTACTGCCACCTTTCATCAAGAACCCACACAAGTCATCAGCATGCAGTCTTTGCATAATGATAGCTAAGGGAGTTGTTTCTGTAGCAAGTCTGGATAGTAGGGTGTTACTAAATCTATTGTTAATCTTGTCTCTCTCAGTAGGGGAATTAGCATCATCAGGCTTGATAACATCATCAATAGCCATTAATCCTGCAAAGCCTTCTACTAGTGCACCACACCCTTTACCAGTCATCTTGCCAGTAGTAGGTATAGCATGTAAAACCCCAGCACTCATTGTACCAAGTCTCTCCACCGATTTCTTATTGTTGTCTATCACAACATCGGGAAACACTCGCTGGAAGTCAGGGTCAGACATTATAGTCCTTATGTAACCTGAGCATTCCGCTAAAACATCTGAGTTGAAGCCAGTTAAGATAGTCTGGCCGCTGGGGTTCCTCACCCAAGCAAATAGAGGTAGGAAGATACTTATTAATAAAGTCTTACCTGCTCTGGGTGGTATGTTGATTATCATACGCGTACACTTCTGGTCAATAAGCATCTGTATCGCATCAAATAATATAACGTAGTAATCAACATGTAACAGTTTCTGTCCTGTCATGATCTTGAAACAGAACCTACTAAATTCTTGAAAGTCACCTTCTAAGTGGGCACGGAGAATTGCTACTTCAAATTCATCCATGTTACTAATGTGACTCAAGAGTCTAAGAATGCGGCAAGTAAAGTTACCCCATCTTCCTTATTAACCATCATCACCATAGCCTTATCAGACATAGGAGTTCCTTTACCTTCGGCTATTAGCCTAGATATTTCTTTAGATACGTTAATAATAGTATTTATGTCAGGAGGTGTTTCTTGTACATCTCCATTTATGTCTACAAAGGAGCCTCCCTCGTAAGCTTCTTCTTGTATCTCGGCCATCTTTAGTATGCGTTCACTAATATGTAAGCCTTTGTCTTGCAGCTCTTGTGCCAGCAGCTCTTGATATCTCATTCTAATGATTGGATTATCTTTCACTACCTTCCTTAGAGACATAGCATTGTAGGTTACGCTCTTGTCTCTAGAAGCCTTATTGATGTTGCCTCTAGTACCTAACATAGCTAATGCAATATTCTCAAACTCTGTTGATAACTGTTCAGGCTCTTCTAATGTCTGTTTAGTATCTATTGAGATTTCTATCTCTTTGCCCATTATGATTCTCCTAGTATAGTATAATGGTAAGCCTCTCCCATCCCCTCTCCCTAATCAGGCGGGGTAGTAACGGTTTTGGAAAAGGCTTATCATTAGCACGTATTTTAAATACATTTTGAAATTAGCCCTTTTTACAGAAACTCTATCATTAGCACGTATTTTAAATACATTTTATACAAAGAATCGGTCAAGATTGTATAGTGTATCAGGCCTCCAACTGCCTAACGCTGGAGTTGGATCTAGCTTAATTGTGTATAAGTCCTCCCAGTAATCCTTTAGTTCATTTAGGTAATCCCTACTATAAAGCTCTACGAAAGTCCCAATAATTATCTTATAAAGAACATCCCTGTAGTTACAGTGGGTAGCAAACGAGTCATGGATAAATATCATAGGCAAGCCTAACTCCTTCAAGCGTCTAGCAACCATCCTGAGGTGGGTAGCATCTAAGCTGTGTATTACATTAGGTGCAATGGCTGACTTGTGCTTGGCAGAGTTAGGTGTATCTACTGTAAAGTCTAGTATCTGTAACGTGAGTCTATCGCCACTACTTAACTTGCAGTCTAAGTCCAGTCTAGACCCCTTAACCTTCCTTTGCAAACAAGTAAACCCATCAGGAGTAGGCCAGCGTATCTCTACATTACCTATGTTTGAGATAGTATGGGCACAGTTACTTACCCAATCTACCGCTGCCTGTAGTGGACCTAGAGTAATGCTAAGCTGTCTGTATAGCTCACACCCCAGCCTGCTAGTCTCCCCTCTTTCTAGTCCCTCCCCTACCTTTACATACTCAAACAGATCTGGATCCCAGAACTGCTCAGCACCGAACAACTTACCCATGTGATCCATAGAGGTCATCATAGTTGCATTGTATCCCCAAGTCATAACAGGAATCTTAGTAGCCTTCCTAGTCGCCAAATACTGTTCCTCTGGCGGCAGTGTGTCCTTCCAATCGCTAGCTACCTTCTCATATATATCTAGCTCATGCTCTTCTTTATGCATGCCCAAATGCTTGGTAATAGCGTTTGATCTAACCACAGCAGACCAATGCTGTAAGCCAGAACACCTGCCGTCCAGTGGTATGAAGGCAGGTATAGCCTCCAAAGGATCAGCCAAATACCTACGGATAAGGTCGGCACAAGCCATGTAGCTGTAAGGTTTATCAGCTTTCTTCCATTCATTCTCGTAATTCTCTGGTTTTGATGCATGACTAGCCATCGTAAAAACATCCCAATCCTGCTCAGAGTATCCTCTTGCAGCTTCCTTCAGAGCTTCAAATCCATCCTCATTAAGTGGTAATGCGTAAGTAGGTATTAGTAGGGCCTTCTCATGATCTGCCCCTTGTGGAGTAAATCCGCATGTAGTATCTGTGTACATTCTTCCACGGCTATCAAGAAAGTAAGGGAACTTAAACTTATCCTTGGCCATCTTATGAGCTGCCTTCATAGTCCTGTTATACATATAGTATGAACTGGACTTATCAAACTCTGGAGGAAACTTATCTATTAAGCTAAGTGTGAAGCTATTAATTTCAAACTCTTCTTGAGCCATATCAGATGTTATAGCAGATACTTCCCTATTCATGATATTGCCTACACCACCACGTATGGGCGCTCTAGGTATATCTTCACCAGCTAGCTTAGGATAGGAGATAGCACTTTCAGGCGCTCTCTCACAGTCTAACTCTAGCTCAAGGAACTTCTTAGTGGGCATTACTACCCTCTCGTCAAACCCTCTCTCTAGTGTTATGTACCCAGCTAACTCCATCTCACCCATGAACCTTAAAGCAACATTGAACGCGTCAGTAACTTCCAACATCTTACGTGCAATGCGGGGCACTACTGAGTGGAGGGGAAGTTCAAAGTGCAAAGGGAGTGAGTATAAGCAATGCAAGTAAGCTCTTTCCCACCTGCCATTCTTATCCTTATCCCACCTTCTCTGGTTAATATCATTAGGCCTAGCAAACCCTTTAGGTCTACAAGGCTCTGGCAACATAATGCCGCCATCTAGATTGATCATGTTGCCTCCTAGTTAAACGTCAGATGTAGATTTATCGTGTCTTTCTTCTCCTACTTTAGGCAGTCTTAGCTTGCCCTTGCTAGACTCTTCTAGTGCATAGACTTGGAAGATCTTGCCAACTGGAGTATCTATGTTAGGGTGACTTGCACAATGATACATACTAGCAGCTAGCTCATGAGACCAGCCTTTCCCTAGCATACACTTGATAACTACACCTTCTTTCCACTTAAATAATAGGTTAGCTATCTTGCGTTTGTACTTACCCTTACCTTCTTCCCAGCCAATGCAAAGTAAGTCGTAGTCACAACCACGAACTATTTTCATTTTACGATAGCCTTTGTGTCCAGCCTCCCAGCCAGCAGATGGATCACATATTACTATGCCTTCCTCGCCTCTTTCAGTTTGCTGGCCAGCCCATAGACGAATTAGCTCTTCAGACTCTACTTCGTGTGTTGGCAGTACATGAACCCAAGGACTTCTACTCGATTTACGATAACGATCAGTTAAGTTCTCGTGTCGAGTTTGGAAAGGAGTCTGGTCATAACCTTTGATAAATGCCTTAGTACTTACCATGTCATAGAAAAACATTTCTAAGTCAATAGCAATGTACTGCTGTTCTTTATTTAGGTCTTTAGTCCTATTAGGGTTAACTATGCCTGACATTACCTCAAGGGATACTGACTTGTTAACCATCTCACCAAAGTACGCACCATCTCGAAAGTCCATACTAGTTATTGAATGCTCAAGTGCCCAAGTATTAGTAAATCGCTTACCAGTCCTGCTCCAAATAGTAGCAAGCCCATTAAGGATAACTACAATTGCACACACACCATCTTTCTTGACTTGCAGTGAAAATACCTTACCAGTCTTATTCTTCTCCACTACTTCATCCCAATTCTTTACTAGTTGGGTAGTTTTATTTGCCTTGCGGTAATCTTTACTAAGGCCAAATACTTCGAATATGTTCATATAAACCCCTAATGTATTGTTTGGGACTCCCCCTTATTTAGAGGGTCACTCCCACTTATCATTTGTATAATTATTTCATCAGCCTTCCTGAATACAAGGCCAGCATTTAGCAAGGCAAGGAAGTTTTCTGAAGGGGGCAGACTAGAGATATCTTCTACTAACTCCGTCACTAGCTGTCCAGCATCTTCAAGTATCTCTTTATCTGTCATTAATTTCATGCTTTCTTCCTCACTTTTCTCTTCACAGGTTTCTGCTTACCAGTCTTCATGTCAAAGGTCGGGTGGAAAATACCAGATGGTTTGTTATCCCAATAGTCCCAATACTTAACTAGGTTCTCTAGCCAAGCAACTCTATCCTTATAAGCAAGGTTAGACTTGGGAGTTCTGAATAACATTCCTGCTAGTACCTTTCCCTCTCCTTCATTGCAACTACTACATAGCATTGACCTACACTGCCCATTTCTATGGCAGTGGTCCAGTTTGCCTGTAGTGCCTAGTGGTCCTTTGCACACAGGACACTGGTATTTCTGTTGGGTTGCCTTTACCTTTCTATGTAGCCCCAGTAGCTTGGTGTTCAGCTGATGCATATAGCTCTCCTGTAGTAATGTCCATCCACTCTTCACGGCCATCAAAAGTCCATCGCTTAATCATGCTATCTTTTTGATATCGGGTCATGAACAGTAGATTGGCTTGATCCTCTAGGTGATTCTGCCAACCTTTACCATGCAGCTTCTTATACTCATTACACACTACATTTAAGGTAGCTTCGTTAGGGTCTTTGCCTGCCATTTGTGCAGACATTACAGCCTTAGTTAACATAGTAGCAGCAGTAACACTTCCTATACCACTACGTTTGATATGCTCTTGTCCTTTCCTCTCACCAGACTTCCACACAGCAGTAACACGTTTACCACAGCCAACGATCCAGTCAGTACTATCACCAGTGAGCATTTGGTAGTGAAGTCCAACTGTTCCTGTGAAATATACTTTCTTCTTCTTCTTGCCAGTTGTCTCCGATACGATAATATCCGTACGTAAGATTCCTTCATTAGTTACCTCCACCACAGTCTTACTTGAATCGTCTAAGTGCTTTCCAGGAATCTGCCGTAAGTCTTTGTCTAGGCTCCATAGTACAGCATTAGGATTAGCTGTCATAAAAACACCTAGCAAGTCATCTGCTTCCATGTACTTTACATAGTGGCAGTTCAATTTCTTAGCCGCCCACTGCTTTGCCCAAGCTAGGTTTACAGGACGTTCAACGTTACTACGGTTTGCTTTATAGTCATCAACTATCCAATCACGGAAGTTGAACTTAGTAGTTACAAAGAAGATGTACATGTTACAGGAAGATGCTTCCATTAGCTGATCAATCTTTTGATTAATTGCTTTGGCTATCATTCTCCTTGCACCATCTGAATCTTCATTGTAAGTACAACATGGTTGATAGATCACTATATCCCCATCTATACATAAGGGTACATCCGGCTCAGGCTCGTAGCCTTCAATGCCTAATTCTTCAATGCTCATTGAAACTCCTTAATCCATTATCACCAGCCCAAGTTGTAGCCTGCTGGTAAGCATCTGATTGGGTATAGGCACTGAAGTGCTTGTTGCGACCATCGTTTGTTATTGCGAAATAAGTTTTCATTAGATTCTCCTTAGCTATTATAGAAAGCCCACCTAAGTTAAGATGGACTTTGAGGGCACTACTTAAAACATTGATTCATCATCAGCGTCATTGGCTTCACTGTCATCATTAGATCCTTCTGCTAATGCATCCATATCAGCTTCGTCCAACTCACTAAGGCCTAAAGAATCTAAATCTTCTTCACCACCACCACCAGAGAACTCAACTAACTCCTCTACGCATACTAGGTGTGGGTATAAGTATAGGCCAAACTTAGTCTCTACTGGGCGGAATTGGAACTTACCTTTAGTGCCATGTCCAACATTTGTACTTTGGTCAATAGTTATACCGTTATTGTCTTGTACTTTACCTTTGATACCAATTTGCTTAATAGGGTAAGAAGGACGACGAGAACCTTTCTTACCTACTAATGCAGATTGGCTGAACTTAAGAAGCATCATATCATCTTCTAGGTCTTCTGCATGCAAGAAGTCATACTTTTCTAGTAAGGATTCTTTATCATGCTCTTTAGCATTTGGTAGGTTCTTAGCACCTTTAAAGCTTTTCTTTAGCTTCTTAAAGCGCTCTTCTGAAATCAGTATCTTGACTTCATAAGAATGGAATTCGAGTGGGTCATCTGACATTGGTGGCTTATTATCTTCATTGAGCTGCTCTACTGCATTTGATACAGAAGTGTACATGAAGATTACGTTATGCATTGTCTGAATGTTAGTTTCTTTCTTTTCTGCTGTTTGCTTAGTCATGTTTAGTTCTCTCGTAGGGTTGGGTTAGTTTATATATAAGGTTGCTGACAGATCAGGCCAGCGCTGAGTAGAGTTTAAGGATCTACACCTTATAATTCTTTACACACAGTCCAAGGTAAGGCACAGCAGGGACATAGTACACTTCCTGCCTTATTGATTCCTGTACTACCAAAACCACCTTCGCGCTCTGTTTTAATATCTTCTCCCATGTAGCATGGCATAATAACAATCTGTGCAATACGGTCACCTTTTTCGAACTTAAAGGCTTTCTCCCTATGAAGGTTACGTAGGATTACTCCTATATCTTCACGGTAGTCCACATCAATAACACCAGCCATAACGTCCATGCTGTGCTTGTATGCTAATCCTGACCGTGGCTTAATCATGCCAAACCACAAGCCAGTCATGCTATCCGAAAAAGTAATGCCTGTCTTAATAAGCAATTGCTCTCCAGCGTATATAGTCCCACGTCCTAGTGCGTGCAAGTCATATCCAGCACTACCTTGAGTAGCCCTTGCAGGTATTATCGCATCATCATGTAATTTCTTAAACATTGGATCCTCCTTAGTTTATTAGTTAGCTTGCACAACTCTCGCAAGCACCCTTACTAGCATCCACACCAGCCTTACTTCTCAGGTAGTATAGGGATTTAATATTTTCATCTTCAAATGCGTACTGATGCACATAAGCAATGTAACGTTCGTCTTCATCTGCTGCGAAGAATAAGTTACAACTCTGGCCTTGGCAAATGTACTTCTGTCTGCGGCTATACGAATCAATGATAGATATCTGGTTAATCTCAAAAGCTGTAAGTAGTACATCCTTTTCTAATCTAGATAGGAAGTCTAAGTTCTTTACAGATCCGCCATCAGCTAGCACTTCTTTGAGTATCTCGTTTGAGTACATGCCATGCTTCTTTAGTATGCCTACAAACACAGGATTTACTCTGAACATTTGACCAGAGGCTGAACCTTCTTCGTATACATTTCCATACCAAGGAGTATTACCTTGTGACTCTGAGCCAAAGATTAAAGCAGAGCTTACGTTAGGTGCTAGGGCAGTTCGGTGTGTGTTACGTACTCCATAACCTTTACACCAATCAGGCTCTCCCCACCACTTAGCCATCCACTGTGAAGCTTTTAGGCTTTCATCATGTATATGTTTATACACTTCCATATTAAACCTATGGGCATCTAAGCTATCCCAAGGAAGCATTCTTTGCTGTAGGGCTGAATGGTAGCCTGTTGTTCCTAAGCCTATAGCTCGGCCCTTCTCAGTACCTTTTACTATCTTTTCAAGTCCAGGGATCTCTCTAGCTAGATCCAGGAATTCAGTAACAAGGCAATCTAGAAATACAGTCATACAGAATACAGCATCAGTGTCTTTCCACTCGTCAAAAGTAGTAAGTACCATACCTGATAGGACACATGTGTAGCTATGCTCTTCATCTTGATGCAAGGTAATCTCAGTGCATAAGTTACTAGCTAGGCTCTTTAGCCCAAGGTCTTTATACATTGGAGGTTGCATTCTCTCAACTTTATCAGGGAAGTAATAGTATCCCCTACCAGTTAAGCACTTTAAGTATTGTGTTTCTTGGAAGCGATTAACAGCTTCTTTTACGCCTTTGTTTAACTCAGCAATGTCAGCATCAAAATAGTTCCAACCCACATTACTACCGTCAGGATTATGTTTAACTTCATGTGCAATCTCGTAAAAGTCTCCATGAGATATCGGTACATAACCCGCCCAAGCACCCCTACGTGTACTACCTTGACTAATATTGTCAGCCATAAGTACCATATCTTTAAATACAGGTAAGATCCCATCTGCTGTTCCTCCTCTTGATATAATTGAGCCCCTAGGTCTGATTGAACCTAAGTGCGCACTAGTCCCAAAACCCTCTTGAGATAATATTGATGCTTCTAATCTAGCCATGCCGAATTGGAACACACTGTCACCAATCTCGCTGCCAGAGCAAGACACAGACAAGCCTCTTGAAGTACCTGTATTAGCTAGTACAGGTGTTGCTAGATAAGCATGCCCTTTCATAAGCATTTCTTTCCAACGCACTGCCATGTAAGGTCCAGTTACCCCAGCATGAGCACTTACGGTACTTACTATACGGTCTATTTGCTCTTCATAGGTGTTAGCCTTATACAAATACTTACCTTTAAAAGCTTGCCAACCCATAGTAGTAAACCACTCAGGCAGCTTGCCTTCTTTTTGTAGCTTCTTACGTTCATCTGATAATTCTTCAAACAAGCTCATTATATTCTCTTCCTTCTAATCCGCCAACTGTCCACACAAACTCTGACTTAGTCCAATCTCTATTGTAAGAAGATCCAACCTTTGCAAAGAAGTCATGTTGAATATCTCCACCAATCATCTTGTAAAACCAATCAATGATTGGTGAGTCAGCTTTTGAGTATTGAGGCTCGAATCCAAGCTGCCCTATTACTAAGTTTAGTCTGTGCCTAACAAAAGACTTGAGCTGCTCAGCACTAATACCTTCTATCTCTCCTTCAGAAAAGATCATGGATATAATAGCACATTCATGTCTGTATATATGATCTGCTACTTCGTAAATATCTTGCTCTAGCTTGTCTACATCTTTATACCCTGCTTCTGTCATTTCTTCAAGAAGAGTATTAAATGCCCATGCACCACCTTCACTATGCAGGTTTTCATCTTTAACCGAGAAGGTTAGTCCTGAGTGAATTTGTGCAATTTTATTCTTGCCGTTAGCTTGGAAGTGCATTAAGAAGGCAAAACTACTATACAATATAGCTCCCTCTACCATAGAGAAAGCTGCTACAGATAATAGGTCATTCTTACTTGACACTACATCATCTAAGAAGTCCATACGAGACTTTAGGACAGGATCGTTTGTGAAGCTTGAGTAGAATGAGTCAGTGTTTAAACCTAGTAATTCATCTACTCGCTGGTAGAAAGGGCCATGTACATTAAGCTCTGTATTTGCAAAAGCCATAGCCATTCTGTTAAAGTCTGGACGAGGGAAAATTCTCATGAACTTACCTCCCCAGTACTCCTTGCCTGCTACTATCTCGTATAGGGTAAATAACTTTAAAGAAGTCATAACACCATGAAGCTCAGGCTTAGTTAACTCAGTTTTAATGCAGTGTAGATCCTTTTCTACTTTTGGCTCAGTAGGCAGCCAGAATATTTTAGCTTGCGCCTCAGCAGCTAACACTGCTGTTGGGTAGTCGTAAGTAGGAATATACTTAGGTGTTTGACATTGTACTTTTCTAGTATCCATTTAAGCTTTCCAAGAAAGGTTTAATTTGTTCACGCCCTACCAGTAACTCTGTATCATTAACTACTAGTGTAGGTAGCTTAGTAAATTGTCCTACAGGACAGGTATCAACATCTACATCAAGGATACGTACATCTTTGACTTTATGAGACACCATCCACTTCTTTAACTCAGTACATGGCTTACACCAGTCTGCTGTGTATAATACTAATTTCATTGTTGACCTCCTTCAATTATGCTTCTGTGCTGTGCCCAACCTTTAAAGTTACTCTTGTGTACACCATAAAAATCAGGTGTAGCTTGGTGTTCAAACGGTGAAGCGTGAACAGGTTTAGAGTTAACTAGTTTATCGTATATATTGTTTGCTTTTGTTAAGGAGTCATCAAGTACTCTATAGCTGACTTGTGCACAACAGGAAGATGATACTTTAAGTGCCTCTTCAAAAGTTAGTTGAGTGCCTGTTCCTGCTAAATAGTATTCCATAACTCCACCAAATTCATGTGGTACGTATACCCTATCTACATAAGGAACATGCCAAAATCCTGGGCTAATAGGTATTATGTTACCTTCATCAACAGAAGTTTCCATAGTACTTTTCATTTCGTTTGCTAATACTCTAATTTCTGGCTGTGCATCCTTATGGCATCGTAGGCTAAAGAAGTTATCAAACTCTGTAGCAGATACAATAGTCTTCATCATTTGAAAAGGCTCAAGCACTCGGTTAACTATTTGCTTATGCAACCCTAATTTATTTAATCTAATGGCAGAATTAACTGCACTTCTTGCTGCTACATCCCATTCAAACTTTGCTCTTTCAACTCCTTTCTCAACTCCACATATGACATGAGATATTTCTTCATCTGCTTGCATTCCTGCTTTATTAGCTCCCCAGTGAACAGGCATAGCAGGATTATTAGTGACCTGCTCTATCATTTTTTCTATAGGGATTGCTCTTGAGCTTGCTGCATTTCTAGAAAAGACGCGGTGAGTCATTAGTTCCCCATGAATGAACCTTGGATACTCCAACTCCAGTGTAGTGAGTCGCTTATTGCTTTTTGTGCAGTAACTATCTTGTATTACTTTAGCTGTTATTTGCATGGTTTATCTCTCCCCAAAGGTTGCTAGAAACACAGCGTTACAAGTAATGTGATCTACATGAGGCAAGCCAGACTCTGCATCAAGTATCTCACCATTAGCAACAGCTTGCATATGTCTTAGCAAACTATCCATTACCTCATTAATTGGAAATCCATTCTTCCAGTTGTTTCTATCATACTTGTCAGCACCAAAGGCAAATACTTGGCACATACCATTCATTGCCACACTAGCATCTAGCATGTAACTTAGTTGTGGCTTGCCAGAATTAAAGCGCATTCCCTGTGTTGCATCATCTACTTTTTCTTTCATAATCTATTATTCCTTAAGTTCAGAGTATCGGCTATCACCTTCTTAACCCACTTGTCAATGTCTAACTCCTTCCTAGAAGGTTTGCCACTAATGAATTGCTGCATAGCTATCTCCAAAGTCTATATCACAATCAAGCTCCCTGTTTAAGCATAGCTCTTCATTAACATCTTTAATGGAATTCTTTAATATCTTAATCATAGCATCCCTATTCCCCTTCTTAAGGTTTAGTATTAGCTCATCATGGAACTGTCCAGTTAACTGAGGGCGTCTAAGTAGTACATAGTGTAGCCATCGGTCGAAGCAATAAGTAGCTGTACTCTGATTCAATGTACTAAACTTATCCTTCTCAGCCTTCAGGAATATCCATAGCTTAGCTACAGGGTTCCATAGCCACTTCATACCACGAGATTGCTTAACTTCACACTCATTTGCAATAGCAGCAATAGACCAATTACGTTTCCAGTATGCTTCAAACAGTTGATTACCGATAGCTTCATCAACACCAGCAGCCCTAGCAATAGTAGGGCCAGTAGCTCCATACGTAGCAGCATAGTTACATCCTTTACCACCATGCCGTAAAAGAGACATTGCACTGTGCACTTTAGCTTGCTCGGTAGTATGATTACCTTTATCAAATGCTTTATATAGCTCAGTCTGTTCAAAGCTAAGCAGTCCAGCAGCCATACACATATCCAAGTGAGGATCGAATCCTTCAGTCATCATATCCCTAACATAGTCAGGATCATGCTTCCACATGAAATGCTGCTTAGTTCTATCCTCTATCGAGGCCATGTCAGAACCACATAACTCATGGTCATCATCACTAGCCAGTAATAAGCCACGTAGTAGTGCACCATAAGGAGTACGAGTACTAGGAATGTTTAGGCATATCTTGTGCTTGAATCGTAAGGTATTAGTTAACCCTTGAATAGAAGCTGTTACATAGCCATCTTCATCTACATTCATTAGCCAAGTATTAGTGATAGTCTTTCTGTGGGTTACAATAGACAACTCTTTCAAGTGCTCCAATGCTGGACAGTCAGCAATCAATCTTACGATAGAATCACATAGCATCTTTGTCTCTTGGTTCTTAATCTGAGGTACAGGAGTAACCTTGTTGGTTGCCTTGTCTCTCTTATACTTAAAAGACTCTGGCACCCAACCCATGGAGTATAGCCAATCCTTAACTTGTATGTGGGAACCAGCATTAGGCTCTGCATAGCTGGATATGTACTTGAACTCTTTAGTGATCGTAGCTAGTATATTCTTAGGGTCGTCATCAAAGTCATACTCTTCAGGATCTCTATGAGCTATTACTTTATCTACCCACTTCTGACCATTGGCAGATATATCACCATTCATCTTGAAAGCTTTGGCAGGATAGTTAGCTGTTGTGTATTGTGGTACTTTAGGCATACCAGTTTGGAGTGCATCCTTAGACACAACCATCTTACCAGAAAACATTGCATCAGCTTCTTTGCAAGTTGGTAAATCTAGCTTCCATCTAGCCTTTTCCTGCAATGCTGCACAACGGGCCTTAAAGTTAAGGTGCCTTATAGCATGCCAGCACCTTTCTGAGCTTCCATACAGAAGCATCAAGTGATTCCACATATCTTTCCACAATGCTGTCTGTATTTTTGTATCTTCTTCACAGCGATGTATATACTCTTTAAGGGATAGGTTCTCCCAATCATTTATCTCTGGCTTAGGAATGCCTAGGTCTTCACCATGTGAGGCTAGGCCATGTAAGGTACGTTTAGGGTACAAGTACCAAGATAGAAATAGGGTATCAATGATCTCTGCCTTAACTTCTATTCCTCCAACCTTAGTTATAGCTGGTCCATCATAAGCAATGCCATTATGCATCACTAGTATGTTATCGGGATCTTGGAACATCTCGTTTATCTTAACTTGGCTTATGAGTGTAAACTTGCGCAGGGTATTCATATGCGGATCTAGCTCATTGTTTGACATGCACCATATCTTGGTAACGCCAGCTAGCAAGTCGTCTGCTTCTATGTCCGAGCAATACATTCTCTTCTTAGTCATAATAGTTTCTCTTTAGTTAGTTGTTAGACTACAGCCACACACCATCACCAGCATATATCAGGCCATCGTCTATGTCTTCATCTCTGTACACTTCTAAGTCATCACGAACTTTCTTCGGTCTTACTTCATCGTCTTGAGATACCTCTTCAGGCTTAATTAATTTATTTGTCATATTGTATGCCACTTATCTTTTACGTTTGTCTTCGTTCAAAAGCTCACCTTCCCATGAATATTCTGCTATCCTTCCAGTTGTTGCATCATACCTTGTTCTGATTTGGCCTTCTCCCCCGAATTTTCTGTTCTTAATTACCCCGAAGATAGAGTGATTCTTATCCATCCCAGTCCCATCTGCATGTTTGTTTCTCATGAAGCTCATTAGCATAGGGAAGCTTCTCATTATACCTTTAGATCCAGTAAACTGGCTGGCAAATACTTCTGCTCCTTCCTCATGACTTGGCCCAAACTTAGGTGTATTTAAGTGGGAGTAGGTCATTATATGTAAGCCCAGTTGAGCTGCTAGCCCTTCTATTTCTGAGGCATACTTGTTAATGAATTCATTGGCTGATCCAGTATCTAAATGATCTACTAGTCTCGTCCAGTTATCTAGGTAGATAAACTTAACACCATACTCTAGTGCATTAAATCGAATGGCTGAGATTATCTCTTCCATGTCGAATCGCATAGCTTGATCTTCGTCTGACTCCCATAGGTATAGCTTGTTTTGTAATCCTTCTGCTGTTGCTATCAGTTGTTCTTGCTCATACTCAGCTTTAGGATTGTTGTAAGGCACTCCATCTATCTGAGCACATATAGCTCGTAGTGTGTA